TTCTCTTTTCCTCATAAAGTAGATAGAGGCGCAGTATTCAGACAAGATATGAACGCAATTGAACAATTAGAATTGTGGTTAATATACCAAAAACATTGGTGTGAGCACAAGCCTTCCGTTACAATTTCCGTTAAAGAAGAAGAATGGATGGAAGTTGGCGCATGGGTTTACAAATATTTTGATTACATGTCTGGAGTATCATTCTTACCATTTAGTGAACATTCATATCAACAAGCGCCTTATCAAGATACCGATAAAGAGGGGTATGACATTTTATTGAAACAAATGCCTAAGAATGTAGATTGGTCTAAATTATCTGAATATGAATCAAAGGATATGACAATTGGCGCTCAAGAATTAGCTTGTGTTGCTGGTTTTTGTGAAATTCAATAATGATGCGGGTAGTAAGGGTCATTGTATGTGACTCATGCGAAGCTGAATTCCATTTCAAACATGACATGGACACTACTGTATATAAATTAGAGTTCTGTCCATTCTGTGGAAAGGAATTAAACCAAGATTTGATAGACGAACTAGAGGATGATGATGACTACATCTGGTAACTGATGTGGTAGAAAAAGCGTTAAATTAAAACCCATAAATAATACAGAACATTTTATTCTGAGATTGTATTTTTGGGAAAAAGATAATGAAAAACGCGATGGGGTTGTTACCAATTCCGACAAAGTGGACACATGATGGTAAGATAATTCAAGAACTTCCAGAAGGTTGTGAAGGATTTGTCTATCTTATAACCAACCTTGCTAATAATAGAAAGTATATTGGTAAGAAGCTCGCGAGGTTTAAAGTTACCAGACCACCACTTAAAGGTAAGACAAGAAAAAGGCGTTCAACAAAAGAAAGTGATTGGAGGGACTATTGGGGTTCTTCTGACCACTTAAACGCTGATGTTTTGTCTTTCGGTGAAGATAAATTCACTAGAGAAATTTTATACTTTTGTTCGAGTAGAGGAATACTAAGTTACTTAGAAGCAAAAGAACAATTTGATCGAAGGGTTTTAGAGTCTGACGAATACTATAATGGCATTATCAATGTTAGAATAGGAAGTTCAAAGATGTTAAAAGAACATTTGAGGATACATAATAATGAACGAGTGGATCGAACAATATAAATCTTATCACGCAGACCGGAATACTCATTATCCCGGCAATAACTTAAAACCACAATTACATCATATCATGGACTTGATTCGTGACATAAATCCAGAAACTTTACTAGATTTTGGTTGTGGTAAGGGTAAACAATATTCTGAATGGAAACATCACGAAGAAATGGGTGTCATGCCCTCTTTGTATGACCCAGCAGTACCAGAGTTTGAACTACTACCTGACGGCCCATTTGATGGAGTATTCTCTACTGATGTAATGGAACACATTCCAGAAGAACAAATTCCAGAAACATTTGAAATGATTTCTAAAAGAGCAGATAAATTTGTTTTTCTTGCAATCAGCACCCAACCAGCTATTGCAATTTTACCAAATGGAGAAAATGCACACTGTACACTAAAACCTATCGAGTGGTGGGTAGATATGTGGAATAAATACTCACATAAAAGAATATACACTCACATCAAAACTTATGGCACTAGTAATGGTTATCAGATACTTAATGAAGACCTTTACATGGAGTTCTTCCTAAATAATTTAACAATTAAAGAAAAGACCCTTGACAAATCCTAAATTTTATGATACTATAGATAAGTAAGATAAAAAAAGGTTTTAAAGATGAGTAAAATCAAAAATCAAGTAATGGATATCGAAGAATTTATTAACGATCACTTAAACAGTGAAAAGTATGAAACTTGGGATACCATTAAATCTGCTGCACAAAAACAATTTAAAGATTTCGATAGCACGATTGATGAAATCATTAAACAAACTAAAAGGAATATGTAATGATTGATTCAAATGTTGCATTTATAATTACTTTATGTTTTGGTATTTGTACATTCATCTGGGGCAGAAAGGCTGCGATTGCACCTGTCACTGAAAGTTTATTGAAAGTTCTTGAAGAACAACACTTTATTAAAATGAGAATTAATAAAGATGGTGTAAAAGAGATAGTTTCTTTAGATGAAGTTAATTAAGGTATTGACTTCTTGATAAGATTGTGTTATAATGGCTATACAAGTTAAAGATGAGAGATGAAATATGACTAAGAAAAAAATAACTACTACGGTTAATGATGGTTGGGTTGAACCTAAAAAACGCAAACCTCGTAAACCTATGACTCCAGAACAAAGAGCGGCAGCTATTGAACGACTTGCTTTGGCAAGAGCAGCAAAAGCACCCGCCAAGAATTCATCTATACACAAATCACTATTAAATTTACCAGAAGACTATTATCTTCATCCTAACAAAATAAAGGAGTGGATTAAGACCCAGAAAGGATTGTTAGCTGAAGAAAAAAGTAATGTACGAAGAAGTGTATCTGGTTCTATTGCAAAGGTTGCTAATCACGAAGGTTATATTCGTAATTTAAATAGTTACCTCAAAAATGGATATTGGATAGATATGTTTTATGGTGAATACCAACAGGGGCGTATCAAATGGGTGACGATAGTACCAAAGGGTTAGACAACAATATAATCAAAGGGCCGTGGACTCACCCTGATGTTAAACCATTGACCGAGAAAAGTTCAAGACTAGCAGATGATATGCAATTCATAGGTGAAGTCACTGAAGGACTTATGATTCCTATGATTCATAATCTTTCAGAAAATGGTGTTGACATTTCATCTGAAGAATTCATAGGTGAAGTTGGGTATATGAATGAAGTATTAAAATCTATACTCTACAGGCATTTTGGTTATAACCACCCTGTGAGTTTATTGATTGCAAAATCAATGATTGTTGATACAGAAGGCGTAAAGGTTCCTTTCGCTGAAATTGATGTAGATATTTTAACAGACATATTAGAAATTATAGAAGAAAGTGAAGATGAACCTAACAGCTGAACCTATTGTATGGCAAAATTTTAGTCCTACAATTTTACAATTTGAAGTGCCAGAAGAATTTATTACTTTGGTTAATAATGCTGGTGATGCCGTATTGGGAGATGAGAGTCTTTCCAAGAAATTTGATTTCTCTGATAACCTTGTTGGTAAGGTATCAAAGGAAGTAAAGATTCCTGTATACGACAAAAAAGAATCTAAGTTCCTATCAGACACACTAAAAAAAGGGTGCCTGACCTACCTAGAACACATGGAAGATTCTAATCGTGCATATGGTTGGACTAAGATGTCGAAAGGCATAAAACCAACCATTGACAATATCCATCTTGCACAGAGTTGGATTGTAAGTCAATACAAACACGAATACAATCCATGGCATACACACAGTGGTAATTTCTCTGGTGTTATTTATCTCAAAATACCAGAAGGTATGGGTGAGGAAAATGCAAAAGAATTTAAAGACCACTATCCATCAACAGGCCTTATTGAATTTATGTATGGCGAAAAGTCTGACTTTAGGAGTGACAATCTTAAATTTGTTCCAGAAGTCGGAATGATGTTAATATTCCCATCTTGGTTAAAACATTCTGTTTATCCATTTTATTCTGATGGTGAAAGAAGGAGTATGAGCTTCAATGCTCATTATAAAATATGATTATTATTGATATGAATCAAATCACAGTAGCTAGTCTAATGATGCATTTGAATATGACTAAATCAAAAGAACCAGATGAGAATATGGTAAGACACATGATTCTTAACTCGGTTCGTATGTATCGTAGTCAGTTTACTGAGGAATATGGCGAGGTTGTACTTGCATATGATTCCAAACATTACTGGCGCCGTGATTTCTTCCCGAACTACAAAGCAAGTCGTAGAAAGGGTAGAGAGAAATCTGACTTGGATTGGGATTCAATCTTTGAGGTTCTGAATAAAATTAAAGCAGAGTTCAAAGACAATCTACCATACAAGTACCTAGAAGTTTATGGTGCAGAGGCTGATGATATTATTGCTACTCTTGTAAAAAACAAACAAGAACCAATTATGATTGTCTCTGGCGATAAAGACTTTATTCAGTTACAGAAGTATCCTGATATAAAACAATATTCACCTATTCTTAAAAAGTATGTAAATGGGTATAATCCAAACACCTATATAAAAGAGCATATACTTAAAGGCGACACTAGTGATGGAGTACCTAATGTTCTATCACCTGATAACACCTTTGTCGATGGATTAAGACAAAAACCTTTAACAAAAAAGAAGATTGAAAATTGGTTGAATATAAATATTGATGATTTACCTGATGAAGTTAAAAGAAATTACCAAAGGAATGAAACTCTTATCAGTCTTGATAAGATTCCATCTGAGTTGGAGACTGAAATTAATGAAGTCTTTAACAATGCTCCCTGTGGTGACCGTAGTAAACTATTAAATTATTTTATACAATCAAGATTGAAAAATCTTACTGAAACAATTGGAGAATTTTAACATGGCTAAGCCAGAAGAAACATATACACCCCTCTTTTCAGAGATACTTGAAAAAGTAGGAAAAGCAAAAACTAAAGCACAGAAAGTACAACTGTTACAAAAACACAACACTGACGCATTAAGAATGTTGCTGAAAGCTTCATTTGACCCTACAAAAGAATGGGTCTTCCCAGAAGGTGCAACACCATACACACCTAATGATGCACCCGAAGGTACAGATCATACAGTACTTTCAATGGAAGCAAAGAAACTTTGGCATTTCATCAAAGGCGCTGACCCTCTAACAAAACAACATCAGAAAGAAAACATGTTCTTTCAGTTACTAGAGTCGTTACACGAAAGTGAAGCAAAACTTTTAGTTATTGCAAAAGACAAAAAACTACATCAAGCTTATAAAGGTCTATCTGCAAAGGTAATCCAAGAAGCATTTGGTTGGGACGAAAACTTTATGATTCCAGAACCAGATGTATATCCACAAGGTTCTCGTTCTGCTAGTGGACTTGTTGATTAAAATAAACTAAAGGTGTGAATGTGCAGAAGTTTATTGACCCCCGCATTGAACAAATAGTAACTGCTGAGGCTGCTCGTCAATTTAATACGGTAGAACTAATCGCAAGTGAGAACTTCACTAGTCCAGAAGTAATGGAATTGTGTGGTAGTATCTTAACCAATAAGTATGCAGAAGGTTTGCCCGGCAAAAGATACTACAATGGTTGCGATGAAGTTGATAAGGTAGAAGACCTTGCCATTGAATACGCAACTAAATTATTTGGTTGTAACTTTGCAAATGTTCAGCCTCACAGTGGTGCAAATGCAAATCTTGCGGTATTCAAAACATTCTTAACGCCCGGCGATTTAATTGTTAGTATGGACTTGTCTAGTGGTGGTCACTTATCACATGGTGCGAAGGTTAACATAAGTGGTAAGTGGTTCGTCACTAAGAGTTATGGCGTTGATGCTGATGGAATTATTGATTATGATGAAGCAGAAAAACTAGTATTAGATAATAATCCTAAAATGATTATTGCAGGAGCAAGTGCATATAGTCGAGTGATTGATTGGAAACGATTCAGAAAAATGGCAGACTCGGTAGGTGCAATCTTACTTGCAGATATCAGTCACTACTCTGGACTCATTGCTGGTAAATCATATCCTAATCCATTTCCTTATGCAGATGTTGCAACCACCACCACACACAAAACTTTACGAGGCCCTCGCGGTGGTATGATTTTGTGGAACGATAAAGAATACAGTAATAA